AGCTGCTAAACGAATAGTAGACAATGGAGAACCAGGTTTTGCTTGGTTAGAGAATATGCAAAAGTATTCTCGTATGAAGAATGGTGGTGATGATAAAGACCATAGAGCTATGGGTGGTAATCCATGTTTAGAACAAACATTGGAGTCATATGAGTTATGTTGTTTAGTTGAAACTTTTCCAAATAATCACGATTCGATAGAAGATTATCAAAGAACTTTAAAATATGCATATCTATATGCTAAAACGGTTACACTAGGTAGAACTCATTGGTCAGAGACTAATAGGGTTATGTTAAGAAATAGAAGAATTGGATGTAGTGTAAGTGGTGTTGCTCAATTTATTACTGAACACGGCCTACACGAGTTCAGAAATTGGTTGGAGAAAGGATATGATACCATTCAAGAATGGGATAACCAATATTCTGATTGGTTTGCAGTACCTAATTCGATTAAAACTACATCAGTTAAACCGAGTGGTACAGTTTCATTATTGGCTGGTGCGACACCTGGTCTTCATTATCCTGAATCAAGGTTTTATATAAGAAGAATTAGGATATCAAAACATTCAGAATTATTAGAACCTATGAAGAAGGCAGGATATAAAATAGAGCCTGCTTTTGGTTCAGAAGATACGACAATGGTTGTAGAGGTACCTGTAGATGTAGGTGAGGGTATAAGAACAGCGGCTGAACTTTCGATTTGGGAACAATTCAGTTTAGCTGCTTTTCTTCAAAGACATTGGG